CCTGTGGGTCTTGGTTCATCCGCACTGACGCTTGGTCAAGCTGCTCCTGACACCCGCCTTCGGTATAAGTCGGATTTCCCTGTATAAAGCCACAAGCACCGTTTGACAGGCAAAGATATATGATCGGAACCCAAGTCATGGCAATCTCCCATAAAAGATTTAGATACAGGCAAAGTGTACTGTCAAACCCACAAAAAGAAAAACCCCGCCTTTTGGGCGGGGCTAAACACCGGTTTCCAGTGTTTTATTAGGCTGCGCCGGGTGAACCGTACATGCCAAGAGGGTCACTCCAGCCAAACGAGTATCTTTCCCTCGCCTTGTAACGGACGTTGCCCGTGTCGAAATCACCATCCATTGAGGTTGACATCGGGGTACGAACAAAGTGCTTCAAGCCGTTGGGCACGTCGGTGGTCAGGAACCAAGCGTCGTTGTCAGTCAACCAGTGGTTGATGGCGTAGCCCTCAGGGATAGAACCGTTGTTCTTGATCGCGTTCAGGTCGTTATCAGCCGTACCAACACGCAGCTCGGTTTGCAGCAAACGGGTTGCCACGAACTGGAGTGAAGGCGGGATGATGAGCTTACGGGGGCGAGCAGAGATCAAAAGACCCTTTTCGTCTGTCCAAGCAGCGATCTGAATAACAGCGTTTTCAAGAGCCGTTTCGTTCAGATCAGTAGCAACTGCAGGCGTGTTGCTGTTGGTACCGCCGTTAGTAAGCGGATGGTCAGCAGCGAACAGAGGCTTACCGTCACCACCGGTGTAGTTGGTGTCAAAACCGTTGTTCAAAACAGAAGCGGCTTTAACTTGCTTGGTGTAAGCCATAGCACGAGCCAGAGCCTTGGTGTAACGAGCCGACAGCGAGTCGTAGAGGTTGTCCTCAATCGCTTCTTCGGTGATCGAAAAACCAAGAGCAATGGTTTCGTGGTTATAACGCGAGGTGAAAGCCTCTTGTGCGTTGTCATAAGAGATAGCAGAACCTTCGTCCTTAACAGGAGCTGCGCCAAAACCAGCCAGCTTGGTCTCCTCTTCAAACGAACGCTCGGATTTCTCCGTTTCGTAGATTTCAGCATGCTCTTCGCCGTAGCGCTTGTACTCCAAACCGAACAAAGCGTTCAGGCCGGGGAGCAGCTCTTTCAGTAGTTGTGCGCGTGAAATAGCCATTTGTTAACTCCTTATACGCCCGTGGCTTGGTTGTACTGATGCAAGTTGATCTTGACAACCAGCTCGACAAACTCGTCGGCGCCAGTGGCAGTCTCTTCTACGACATCAATAACGCGGATGGGCAACGTGTTCGTAGTATCCTCAGAACCAGCAAGAACTGAAACACCAGAATTACCAGTATCAGTATTGCCAGCGCCTTGAATGATGGACATGTTTGCACCAATAGCAGCACGAGCAGCGTTGCTCATGGCACTAGCATTGTCCGTCACAGCCACTTGGAACACGGCGTTGGGGTCATCGACCACATAAGCAACGGCGTCAGAGGCTACAGTATCTGCAGGCCAGTACTGGGCAAATTGCTTTTGCTTGGTCGTGGGGTTGGTGTATGAGCAGCCGACAAACACGCCAACTGGGGAACCAGTGGTCGTACCTGCAAACTTCTCGGCGGTGCCGCTCGTTACGACAGAAACCAAATCACCGTAAAAGATGTTGGTATCGTAGCCTGACGCAATCTTGATTTGGCGCGTAGCACCAGCGTAAGGCATACCATCTAGACGGTTGATCGGCTTGAAGCCGTAGGGAGCGCTAACAGTAGGATAAGCCATTTGTTAACTCCAAAAGTAATATTAAGAACCTTTACCAAAGCCACGTGTAGTCGTCGATTTTTTATCAGAAAACAACGGCATACGTGCATCGCTTTGGCGCATAAAGCTGTTATCGACTGCCTCGGTTTGGGAACGCGACTGGGTTGAGTAGTACTCATTGCGTTGTTTAACCATTTCCTCGGGGGCCTTACACAGCATCAACCCACCAACCTCAACATTTCCGGGGAACTGAGATTTGGGGTCAAGGAAAATCTTCATTTGTGGCTGTTCTTCGATCTTTACTGGCTCCCAACCCTCTCGCAATTTAGTTGAGATGTTTCGGGGGTCAGCGGCGTTAAGTGTAGAAACTCGCACCCAACGGTAAGCATATCCGGCTTCACGCTCAGGTTCTGGCAGAAGTTCCGGGGGCGTCCAAGCTTTGGGACGTTCGTTTTGTGCACGACTTTGTGCTTCGCGTGGAATACGGTTTTCAGCCATTTTGATTCTCCAATTCAGCCATCTTTTTAGCGTACAGCTCAAGAGGTATTCCTAACTTCTTGGCCACGTTTTGCTGCGTTTTTGTCAGTCGAATTTTCTTCGGGGCTGACGAGCGTTGTGCCGGAGCTACAACGGGTTTGCGACTAGCTTTGGGGGTTTCTTCCGGTTCTACTTCAACATCGTCAAAGCGGTCTGGGAAGGCTGACCTCATAGCTTTATCGATCTTTTCAAAATATTCATCACTCTTTGTATAGGACTCACCAAACTCACGTACTAACTTGTTATGTACACCGTAGGCGAATCCTGTCATATCCTCATCACCGGGCCGTTCAAACCAAGGATTATTTTCGGCCCATTTAACCACCCGATCATCTAACTGCGGTGACTGGTTTTGTGGTTGTATGTTCTGCTGTGGTTGAGTATAAGCTGTTTTCTGTTCATTTTGCAAGTTAACAGGCTTAAAGTTGTTAACCTGTTGCATCTCGAACTGTGCTTGATATAACTCTTCCTGTGCAGCTACAGCAGCATCTGTGTCTCCAGCGTCCAAAGCGGCTTTTAATTTAGCCTTTGCTGTATTGAGACTGATTTCTGCCAACGACTTGGATTTATCAATATAGGCGTTCTGGCCCATACTCACATACTCTTGTAGTCGCTTATTTTCAGCAGCCATCGCCTGAGCTATTCTTTCTAGCTCAGCTTTCTCACGGGCAAGTGCTTCTGCCTTTCTGCGCTCATCATGACGTGCATGGGTAATTTCTTTTAAGCGCTTCTGAACTTTGGCACTGTACTCGTTGAGTTCTTCCTCTGTTGGCTCAGCAACCTCCTTGTCAAGCGGCTTGCGCCCACGATCTTGCGGGGGAGTGTCATCAACGACTTCGACTTCTACATTGTCGGTTGGTTCCGGCTTAGTACCAGCCTTACTAGTTTTTTCGTTTTGTTCGGACTGCTCGGATTCATTACCCTCTAATTCAAGCTCGAATTCTGGCTCATTATTTTGGTTGTCACCCTGCTCATCAGGGAATTTAAACTCGTTCTTATCCATAATTTACTCCTTATAAGCGCTTAATCCCGCGAGGATCTTCTACAACTGCCTCGACAGAATCATCGTTAATCAAGCGAAACTCTTTGCCGTGAATTACTAAACGTGAACCCGAATTAGGACGCACTAAAATAAAATCACCTTGTTTGCACCACGGGCCTGTCGGAAAACGGTCTTTATCGGTATAGCAATCTGGACCCATTTCCACTACAAAAAGCACGGTGGTTAGCACTTCTTCATAATGAATAGTCTCGTCTGCTTTCAAAATACCACTTTCGTACTTTTCCTCGATTTCAGGAATGGCGCACAAAATATGGTAGCCCGACGGTTTTGGCAACTGTTTGGCTTTATCTTCTGCGGGTTCTTCAGAATTAACTGACCCGACGACTTTGGGGTTATCGGGGTTTGTAGCGATTAGTATTTCACTCATCGTTTTGCTCCAGCTTTTGTTTAAGGTCTAGGATGTCGCGCTCTGCATGGGCCAGACCTTCGATAACGCCACACAGATGTTGGTACTCTTCAAAATTGCGGCATGTGCCTGTTGATACTGCATCGGCAATGTCGTTCATGCGGTCACGTAGTTTTCTACGGAGTTCGTCTAATTCACTCATTATTACTCCCCTAATAATTTATTACTGCGTTCTTTTGCAGCTTTGACTGCATCCTCAACGTTATTGTGAACGCTAGTTGGTTGGATTTTTCCTTGACGAAGCATGTTTACCACTTCATCTTCGCTGTACTGTTTACCGTTATGGATACTAGGGACGTTTACCCATTTATCCCCAATAGGCACGGTAAGAGACCTTTCAGATACACTTTCACCGCTTTCGGTTTGGTAAACGGGGCGACCGGCAGTAGTTGTTTGGCCTGTCTTTCTACCAACTGAACCACCTTCAGCGAAATTTGCCGTACCACTTTGCCTTGCTTGGCGCTGAATATCCAACTGCTCCTTAGCCTTGGCAGCATCAATACCCATACGCATACCCTCGGCTTCAGCGTTTACCTGCATCTCTTCAGCTTTGATGCCGGATTTCAGGATCTCTAGGCGTTGTTGAGTTTCAAGCTTCGCCCGGGCAGCAGCACTTTGTGCACCTACTTTGAGGCCTTCTTTCTCAAGCTCGGCTTGTAATTTCTCGCGTTCAAACGCCATTTTGTCCGCCTCAGAGGCCGCTTCCAACTGCAGTTCTTGCTCTTTAATTGCCACCTCGCGGGCGCGTAACTGAAGCTCCATTTGCTGCATCTGAATGACCGGATCCTGTTGCTTCTGGGCGTTTTCTTGTGCTTGGGCCTCAGCGACATGTTTCTGTAAGAGCTGTGCGGAACCTTCTGCTGCCAATTTAGACAACTCAACCTCGGCCTGTTCTGGCATTTCTTGGTCTGGCGGCGGCAGGGTTACACCCATCTGACGCTGTAGCTGTTCTCTGTAAGCAAAGGCAACGTGCTCGGCGATGTGGGCTTGGGCGGCTTGCATCATGACTTGGGCTTGTGGGTTTTGTCCCATCACCTGCATCATCACGGGGTCCTGCATAGCTGCCATGTGCACTTTAATGTGTGCCTCGTGGTCTTGATACATAAACGCTTTTACCGGCTTGCCATTCAGGATATTCATATTCTCGCTGATTGGGTCGGTCGGCTTTTGATCCTCGTCTAGCGGCACCAGCTCGTCTGCGTCCTTAATATTGAGTACTTCCAACATCTGGCGATGCAACTTAGGCAGGTTATAGATCTCAGGAGACATCTGCGCCAACTGGATCACGGCTTGGTACTGGACTACTCTTTGTGCCAGCGTGCTGGCGTTCGGATCTGATACAGGGATAATCTCTACGTAACTGTAGTCACTGCGGCGTGCACGGCGATCTGCATCCTCTGGCTCGTAGTCGTAAGAATCTGACGTGTGGTCACGGATAATCCCAGCCAAGAGTTGTAGCTCTTGTTTTAGTGAGTAGTGCATCCGGGCTTGTACCGCAGACATCACCTTCAAGTTACGCTCGATGAGCGCCAGCGTAGTACCAACCGGGGCTTGTGCCGACATATCCGACACCTTCATATCCGGGCTGGCAGCAAACCTACGGGCTTCTTCTGAAATAATTCCCAATAAAGTGAGCAGGGTCTGTGAAGGCTCTTTATAAGGCAGTGGCATGATGTTGTCACGCAACGCCCCCGAAGCCACATCTACGTCCCTAAACTCACCCGGTGAGATTGGTGTGTCATCGCCCTTAATACGTAACCCACGGGTTTTTAAGCCACCGGGCAGGTTTGACAATGTGCCTGCATCGACCAACTGACGTGTGATTGCCGTAGCAGACTTAGCTGAGTTACCAACCAAGTGCACCAAACCAAAGCCATACGAGCCAAATCCGGGGATGTACTGATAGTGCACAAAATACTGGTTTGGCTGTTTGTACTTAACTTGCGCTGCAGCATCACCCTGTGTAGTGTCAGGGATCGGATCGTAGTTTCTACGGATTGCCAGCACATCGCCCGTCTCTTTTAGTATTGTCACGACATATGGCAGGGGTATGCCTGTGGGCTCACCGTCCTTGTTCTTATCCTCAAAGCCGGGGATCACTAGTTCGACGTGCATCTCAAGCAACTGATGCCGGTCATCATATGTTGCGCTAAACCCGGTCTCTTCATCTTTGGCTTTCTGTACGGGGTCTGCGTCTAGTGTGGGGGCGTCATCAACATCTACATCGTCACGGTAAAAGCCCGCTTCTTGCAGCTTAATCAACTCGTTCTTTGTTTTACGCATCCGGTGTGTAATGCGCTCTGCCAACGAAATATCCGAAACACCATAAGGCAATACAACATCTTCAGCCGGAACAAATACCGATACTTGCCTACCTGCTGTGGGGTCGTAGTACACCTTTTTGAACGCGCTACCTGCGATTGGCAAGCTCCAGAGCATTTTCTCGTGCTCAGCACGATACTCTTTCATCACCTCGGTCAACTGGTAGTTCATGTCCGACTGGACACGGGTGGCTGCTTCTTCTTTTTTGCGGGTGTTCTCGCCTATAATCTTTGTACGTACTGGACCGCTGGCTGGAAAGGTCTCCATAATAGCTTCTGCTTGAAAACGTACAGCGGCTTCAGCAATCATCGGGTGGTGTACACCGCAAGCCCCGTCCCACGGCTCAGTACGCTCTTCATACTTCAAGCCAAGCAATTTAATGCCTTCGGTATAGGTCTCTTCCCAGTCTTTACGTGATGCCAAGTCGTTGTTGTAGGCGTGCAGTAAGTCCCCCGCAATGCCAGCCAAGACATTCTCGTCCAAGTGCTCAGCCAAGTTAGCGTCAAACGGCACGCCATCTTCCGTGTCTTCGCCGGGGACAATCGTAATTTCAACCGACCCATCATCAAGCGTGACCATTTCAGGGTCAACAATCTCAATTTCAAGCGGTTCTGCCTGCTCGTTGTCTTCTGCATCCAACCCCTGCGGAGCGGCGTATAAACCTTTTTCAATAGCCATGATTGCTTTCCTTTTTAATAATATGCTGCTTTGCGGCGGTACACATATTCATCGTCTTCGTCTGAATCTAGGCGAATAAACCCACCATTTCTAAATCTAGCCAATGCCATACTCGTGCAGTCAACCATATCGTCGTGCTCACTGGCTGGGAAACTTGCTACCTGCTCTACAACTTCTTCGGCCCACTTATGCCCCACGGGGTACCACACCATGCCAGACCTAACAATATCTGCAACTGCATTAACTCTGGCAATCTTGTCACCGGTGCCCCTATGAGGCACAAACTCTTGCACGGGTATACCCATACGGCGTAATTCTTGAAACAGCGGGGTACCCGAGGACTTTTTCTCGACAATAAATGAGTCTGGTTGCCATTCTTGCCACTCACGCAGGGCTAATTCTTTTAGTTCCGGGAACTCAACACGTATATTAATGGCATTTAGCAGGATTATATGGCTGTTACCGCCAGTTAAATGGTCGTCACTAAACACGCCCCACGTTAATAATGCCGTAAAGTCAGAGCGATTTTTAGTTTCTGCTGCCGCATCAAGCGTCATGATTATATATTCGCAGTGGGGTGGGTCGTCACGCTCCCATTTTTGCCACCATTCACGCTTAATTAACGCACCTTCTTCGGCTGTGGGGTTCTGTTGGTACTGGGCATTCCACTGAAACAGTGGCATTGCTGCTCTTGTGCGGTGCAGCGCTTCTAAATCGAAAAATTCAGGCCATAACGCCTTCTCATCGTCCGTGTTCTCGTTAAAAATCGCCGGAAATTCAAAAAAGTGGTACTGATCTGTGCCCTCAATGCGGGTCATGTCCTTGGCAAGACGCCCAATTAAATCCGAGGGGTGCCATCTGGTGTGCACAATAGCCACTTTACCCTGTGGCATAAGACGTGTACGGGCACCGTACGTAAACCATTCGTACGCTTTTTCAAAAACCTCGTAGTTACCGTTCAAAACGTCCTGTTCCGAGAACGGATCGTCCACAATAAGGAAGTGTGCACCGCGACCAGCCAGAGCAGCACCCACACCGCAAGCAAAATATTCCCCGCCAACGTTCGTATTCCACCTTCCAGCGCTTTTTGAGTCTGGCGATAGTGTTACTGTGGGGAAAATCTCTTTGTACTTGTCGCTATTGACCAGATTTCGCACCTTTCTACCGAAGTCTACAGCCAAATCTGCCGTGTGCGAGACCATCAGCACCTTCTTATCGGGGTTTCTACCTAGGTACCATGCAGGGAAAAAGATCGAAACTAGCTGGGATTTGCCGTGACGTGGCGGAACAGACACCCCAATACGGTCTTCATCACCTCGCTCCATCGACATTAGCAGATCCGCAAGGCGCCTGTGGTGTTTACCGACCTTGTAATTAGGATCCATGTGCTTGCAGAACTCAATTAGGTCGTCGTAGCACTTCTGTGCCATCTGTCTTTTTTGCAGGATGTCGGCTATTTTCAGGACTTCGTCCTGTTCTTCGGGGCTTAGCTGGTCAATATTTTCGATCAAGTAATCGAGGTCTTCCATTTCTAAGTCCATCATATACCCAGCTCCTCACTGATATCTGCATCAGGCACTTCGCGGGCTTGCACATCGACTGCTTTTATTTTCTGCAGTTTCTCACGCAGTTTAGCTTTTAAGTCATCGCTGGACTGGTGGGTAATAGTAACTTCACTACGGTCGGTAAATAACCCCACATCACTTATCTTACCTAGCAGTTCAAGTGCTTTTAACCGCACCCGTGCATCGGGGTTCTCGGTCTCGAGGATAAGTTTGTTGGTGACTAAGTGACGTATTTCGCTAGACTGCTGAGCCACAAGCCTACCGAACTCATCGAGAATACTTCTTGTTTGCATCAAAGAAGCGGGGGTGAGTTTAGATAGGTTTTTAGCTGTGGCTTGCTTGTTTGTTTTTTCTGGGTCTTTGGCGTATGCCGTAACCAGTGTTGCTGCAACTTGTTTATCTTCGTCAGTGGGCTCTATATCTAAGCCGTGTTCTTGTAGCAGCTTTGCGGTTTCGCAGGCGGCAGCGGCACCTCGACGTAGATCTTTAATGTCTACATCGTCGGTAATTGGCACCCCTAACTCAGGTGTTAACTCCATTGCCATATATGTCCCTGCGCGATACCTGTTGGTACGTTAAGGCGTAGTGTACGACGTAAAAAATAAAAATGCAATAAACATAATAAAACGCACCGACACCCATAACTTCCCTACCCGGGGGGTGTTCCTATATTAGGGGGGTGGGGTAGGGCTTAACCGGGTTTAGAAATAACCAAATAAATTTGAAAAGAATAGTAAAGTAAATGGGGCTAAGCCGGACTTAAAAGAAAACTTAGGAAACGTGATTGTTCGTGCAGATTAGTAATACTATAAGACAATGACAGCCAACGCTGTACAGGGGGGTGGGGGTAGGGTACGGTTGCCACGTTGTCGTTTGCCACGCCACGCCGCCATAGCCAACAGAGTTATAAAGTTTATAACTCGCTACCACAATGCTACACGATACCCAACACGGCTTGACAAGTTACCCTGTATCGACTATACTTTAGTTGTGGCTGGCAATAACGCAAGTCACTAAACCTTCGAGGAAATATCTATCATGAATGCAAATACTCAAACACAAGTTATCGTATCAACCGAAACAGGTAAGGCAATTGCCGGTGCTGTAAAAACCACCGAAGGCGGTAGCAAAAAATGGTTAACCGCATCTGATTTATTGTTTAAAGATGGGGTTCGTGCCCCAATGCTGGCAGGTAAAACCAAGATTAAAGATATTGCCGATTCGGTGCGTGCCAATATCGAATTAGGGTTCACTGAGTCAGAGCGTAAGCTGTTAGCATCTGACACTAAGGCGTTAAGCGAAGCAAAAAAACAACAAAAGAAAGATATACAAAAGAAGTTCGGACCTTATATTCGGTTAATTCAGAAGTACCTCACCGAAGAGGCGGTCAAGGCAGGCGAGATAGAAGCCGAAACCGAAGCCGAAACCGAAGAGAAAACAGTAGCAGAGAAAATCAAGATAGCACTTGA